CAATAACTTCGTCATCGTTAATTATTCTGACTTCTGCACCATCATCTAATTTAAACCTAGCACCTGCGTAACGACCAATGAGAACCCATTGTTTTTCGTGACACCATGGTGCTCCATATTTTTCTCCACTATAACAAAGAGGTCCACACTTCACCACATAAGCTACAACTGTTGCCAGTTGTTCCTTGTCTTGTGATTCTTTTGTGAGAAGGATTCCTCCTTTTGTAACTCCCTTACCACGATAAGGCAGTACCAAGATTTTCCAACCAGTAGGTTGAGGCATACGATCTAAAACAGAATCATCTAGCTTGGTTGGGTCTAATACAACCTCATCAGGTTCTACATAAGCTGAGGATAATTCTACTGTTTTTTTAGTCATTGTTTGCCTTAAAGTAATTTTTTATAAAATCTTGTACATAATACAACGCTTCCAGTTGTCCTTGCAAGTATTTATGGTGTTCCATGTCATTTAGTCCACCACCCATGTATGTTTCTTTAATTGCTTCGATCTTAGAATCGATCTCTTTTTGCAATTTATCAAGAAAATCTACATCCATTAGTCTCTCATTTTAAATTCAAGACCCTGAGTAGCTGCTCCACCACCTCTGCATTTCATAACTTTGACTCCACCACCTTTTTCCATTTTGACAGTGCCACCATAGTTTTTGTATTGGACTTTAACGCCTTTTTTCTTAGCGGCGTTTTTTGCCATGGCAATACCTTTTGGGCTGTAATCGTATTTTTTTCCACCTACTTTTGGCATAATTTTCTCTTATTTTTTATTTTTAGTGCTTTTTGGTCTACCTTTTTTCTTTGGTGCGACCTTCGTGACTGTTTTTTTTACTGCCTTTTTAGCAGTTTTCTTAGTTTCTTTTTTTGTTTCTTTAACAACAGAGGTTGTTTTTTCAACAACAGGCGTTGATGTATTTACAAATACTTCTCCTGAATCTATTGCAGATTGTTTCATTGCAATTCTTTCATCAGACAGTTTTTTTCTTTCTGCTAATGCGTTTTCTTTTGCAAGTCTTTCTGCTTCTTCTTTAGCTCTATCTAATTTTTTTTGAGCTTTAAGTTCTTGCACTCTCTCTTTTATGTAAGATGTTGTCATATTAATTACCTCTCAGTTTTGATTGTAACTCCATAAGTTTTAATTCTGCTTGTTGTTGCATCCTTTCTACTGCTAATTGGAGTTTATCATCAGCTATAGCTTTTTGCATATCCAAGCGTTGTTGTTGCATTTGTGTATCAAGAGCGTTGGTTTGTAGTTGCAATTGTTGTTTTGCATCAAACTGTTCTTGATCCATGTCTAATTCTTTGTCTTTTAGTTCTAATTCTTGTTGTCTAATAGCAACCAAAGGATCGCCTTGGTTTGATTGGCTAATAGATTCCATAAACTGCGTAGTTAGCTCTGCCAAGATAGGTGAACTCATTTGATCTAGCATCATTTGTATTTGTAACTGAATTTGTTGTGCTTCTTCAGGTGTAACTTGTTGCATTTGCATTTGTACTTGTGCAATTTGTTCTTGCATTTCAGGTGGCATTTGTTGTTCAGCTATTTGTGATGCAAAGAACTGTAAATGTTGCATGACATGACTAATAATTAACGACTGTAACTGTGGATTATCTTTAACAACTTGTGTTAAAAACAAACTTTGGTGTGCTTGTACATGAGCTTCATGATTTTGTTCTGCAAAGGCTTGTGCAGGTTGACCTAATAATAAACCACTGTTTTCTATACCTGCATCTAATGGTTTGGGTGTGTTATCAGCAGGTGGTTGTAATAAAGCATCTACATTATCTACACCTAAAGCACTGTACATCCTGTAATAGGCTTCGTATATGCCTGTAGGACCATGTATTTCAGGGTTTGATTGAACCATTTGCAATAATTCTTGAGCATAGTAATTCTTTGGCTTTGTGAGAATATGTTTGGATCAGAAACAGGTACTATGTCAATGCGATCATCAAAATCACTAATCTTTATTTCTCTTGATCCTGAACCAGTGTCATATGGATATTCAGGTGGTAAATAATCTGCAAAAACTTTAGCTAATAAATTAAATTCTAGTCTTTGTGAGTAATGTAAGCGTTTGTGAATTGCACTCATGACCTTGGTGCCACGCTCCAATAAAGCTACTGTGGTTCCAACTGGCATGGCTTGGTTCATGTCACCGACATTCATATCACCAATAGATGCAAAGCGTTTTCCTGAATCTACTAATAAACCAAGTAATTGCATTAATACATTGCTTGGTTCTTTAATAGGTAAAGGAATTAAGTTTTCTCGCAAAGAACCACCAGTGGTATCAATGTCTCTAAATTCACCCGGTTGTAATGGATCAGCTTCATCACGAATACGCATGCCTCTAGCTTTAAATCCTGCAGGTAAATTAGCTAATGTTCCTGCATCAATAAGTTGTCTAAGAATAGATGTGGTAGCTTTAGATATACCACCAATCATGTGTGATAAACCTAACCCATAGAAACCAAGACCGGGCAAGAACTTATACTGTACAAAGTAATTTATTTTGTTTTTTGTTGGGTCATTTGGATTGTAGTTTCTTCTTATTGCTAATATTTGGTTAGATTGTTCGTCTATCGTAACAATATAAGGCAGTTTTAATCCTGTTGGCTCACCTATATCATCTTTATCTTCAAATCCTTCTAAATCAAGTATGGTGTGTACTTCGTAGATTGTTCTATTTCGATCTTCTGTGTAACTAGGTGATGTGCCTTCTATTTCATCAATTTCAGTAGATATTTCGTCTCTAGTTTCATAAGACTCTTCAGGTATATCTACATCTATGTAAAAACCTGAAAGTTGTTGTTTTTTAATCTCGTTACGAGACATCGTAATTGAATGGGTAATTCTTTCTGCTGAAGACATATCAGGTGCTTCGTATGGCACAATCAAATCTTCAGGTGGTATAAATTTAGATATTGCTTTTTGTAATACAGTATCAAAGTAGATTTTTTTGAAACAAGAACCTGCAAGTGGTAAATAGAATAACAATTGATCTAATTCAGGATCGTAGTCTTGCATTACATTCATGATGTAATAGTTCATAAACTCTTGGACTCTTTCAGCCTGTGATTCTGTTTCTACAGTTCTTGCACCAAGTATTTGTGTCTTAACTGGTCCTTTAGCAGGTAATAACTCTTTATAAGCCTGAGCTTGAAACTGAGTTGTAGCCTCTGCTAGTATTGGATGAATGACACCACTAGAACCTTGGAATGGTTGAGAACGACTGTCATCAAACTTCATGCCTAAGTATTTAAGACCATCTGTGTAGGTTTTTTCCCACTCACTTCTTGATTCAAGATCGCCATGAATAGAATCAATAAGATTAGATGCTAGTTTTGTAAGTTCTCTTTCGTCTATAAAATCAGCTAAATTATCAAAAAAATCTTCAGTTTCGTTTTCCATGTTGGCAAGTTCAGCCGCTATTTGTTCGTCTAACAAAACCTCATCATTCATAACTAGAATGTTATCTGATTCGCTAATAGCTTCTGATCTGCTTTGTTCAGGGATAATTTCTACAGCACTGCCTGATTCTATGATGTCAGGATTATTTTCTGTACCTAATACTCTTTCAACTGCCATAATAACCTTAGTGTAGCACTCTTTTTTCGTTTAATTCTTGTAACAACTCTTCACTGTGTATTTCTTCTAATTCACCATCAATTTTTAAACCTTGATACTCAGCAACAGCCTCAGCTATTTCCCAGTTTCTAGCAAATATGTTTGGTCCTGAATATTCTATGCCATCAAATTCAAAGGATGTTAAAAAAATTTTCATTGTTTAATAATACACTGTTCTGTCTTTTCTTAATAATTTTACTTCATCTTGGTAATCTTCGTGCAATGACAAAAAACCACCTTGTCTGAAACGCATTAAAGCCATAGTTGCACTATCGCAATAGTCATCATTATCACCATAAGGGAAACTAGCCATTTCTTCAATAACTTCGTCTGCAAAACTTTCATCAGGTGCCCAAACCATGCCTGATTCAAAAATAGGTGCAACACTGTTCATTCTAGCAACTTTATCTTGACCTCTACTAGGTGTGTAGGCAGTGACAGGTATTCCCATTCGTCTTAGTTCTTGTGTCAAAGGTGTGCCTGATGCTTTGGCTTCGATTAAAACACAATCAGGTTCCCAGTATTTATATTCATCCCATGCTAGTCTTTTTAGTTCAGGAAAGTCCACACGCATCCTTTTGGCATCTAATAAAATTAAACAAGGCGTTTCATTGGTTTCGTGTTCAAAAACAGCCCATGTAGTAATTGCAGAATAGTCAGCAGTTTCTTTTTTAGAAAAAGCTGTATCGTAACTTTGTATAACATAATCATAGGATGGTACCTGTTCACCATGCCATTTCTCCCACCATTCTCTTTTAACAATAGAGCCTTCTTCAGCAGTAGGATTTTGCATCCACTGTGCGTTCCATTTTGCTATAGGTAATGATGCTTTGACTCCTAATAACTCTTCTTTCTTCCAAAACTCACCCCACAAAGGCTTATCTGTTTTTGGCATAATTGCAGGAAACTCTA